AATGGCACATTTCGCAAAATTAGATGAAAACAATTTAGTCTTAGAAGTAATAGTAGTAGCAGATAGTGACGCATCTACTGAAGCAAAGGGACAAACTTTCTTACAAAACTTATATAAAAATACTAGCACATATAAACAAACATCTTACAATACATATGGTGGAGTTCATGCAACAGGTGGCACCCCTTTTAGAAAAAACTATGCTGGTGTTGGTTATACATATGATGCTAGTAAAGATGCTTTCATACCTCCAAAGCCTTATAATAGCTGGACATTGAATGAAGATACTTGTCAATGGGATGCACCAGTAACATATCCAGATGACGGAAAAGGTTATGTATTGAAAGAAGATAGTCGAACATGGGTAGTGTTTGATGGAAAAACAGATTTTGATGCAAAAAGTACATGAGCAACTAACTTAAAAAAAGCAGAGTATTATGGCTTTAAGTGAAGTACAAATAGCACCTGGTATTAACAAACAGGTTACTCCTACAGGAGCACAAGGTAAATGGGTTGATTGTGACAATGTTCGTTTTCGTTATGGGTATCCTGAAAAAATAGGTGGTTGGGAGCAAACTACAACAAATACGTTAGTAGGTGTTACAAGAGCCATGCACATTTGGGCTGACAAACTAGGTCGAAGATTTATTGCTGTAGGAACAAATAAAGCTTTATTTATTTACTATGCTGGAGCTTTTTATGATATTTCTCCTTTAGGCACTGCACTTACTTCTTGCACCTTTACTTCTACCAATGGTTCAGCAACAGTCACTATAAATAAAGTAGCTCATGGATTAGTAGAAGGAGATTTATTTTTATTTTCAAGTGTTACATTACCTGGTGGAGGAGCTACTTCTTTTTCTGGTGCTAATTTTACAACAAATACTTTTCAAGTAGTAACAGCTTTATCTGATAGTTTTACAGTTACTATGTCGGCTAATGAAACAGGAACAGCTATGTCTGCTGCTGGAAGTTGTACTGTAACACCTTATTTTAGTATTGGTGATGCTATACAAGTAGCAGGTTATGGTTTTGGTACTGGTCGTTATGGTGGAGAGGCTTTTCCTATAGCATCAGACACATTAGATGGTGCTTTGTTAAATGATAGTGCTGGTACAGGTGGTTCAGGCACTTCAATAACTTTAGATAGTACAGCTAATTTTTCCGCTACTGGTGGAACAATATTAATAGATAGTGAATTAATAACATATACTGGTGTAAGTAGTCCTAATCTTACAGGTATAACAAGAGGAGCTTCTGGCACTGCAACAGCCTCTCACAATGATGGGGCAACAGTAATTGAAGCATCAACTTATTTTGGTTGGGGAGATGCAACAAATGAAGCTGTAACTGTTTTAGAACCCGGTAATTGGTCTTTAGATAATTTTGGTGAAATATTAATAGGTACTATAAGAAATAACAAATCCTTTCAATGGAACCCTAGTGCATCTTCTCCTTTAACAACCAGAGCAACAGTAATATCAGGAGCACCAGAAAAAAGTATTATGACTTTAGTTTCTGATAGAGATAGACATTTAATTCATTTAGGAACAGAACCAACTATAGCTAGTGGCGTTCAAGATAAAATGTTTATACGTTTTTCTGATCAAGAAAGTCTTACAGATTACACACCTACTTCAGTAAACACAGCTGGTACTTTTAGAATAGATGCTGGTACAAAAATAGTAGGAGGAGTAAACGCTGGTTCTTACAATTTAATTCTTACAGATACAGCTGCATATACCATGCGTTTTATTGGGCCTCCTTTTACTTTTGGTATTGAACAAGCTGGAGCAAACTGTGGTTTAATATCACAACATGGAGTAGTTTCCGTAAATGGTGTAGCCTATTGGATGGGACAAGCTGGTGGTTTTTATTTATTTGATGGTACTGTAAAAAAGATACCTTGTTCAGTAGAAGATTTTGTTTTTACCACTATTGATGATGGTGATTTAGGTTTAAACTTTGATTCATCGGATGTTATATTTGCTGGTTACAATTCTTTATTTGGTGAAATAAATTGGTTTTACCCATCAAAAAATTCCAATCAAATAGATAGAGTAGTTACTTATAATTATCTAGAACAAGTTTGGACAGTAGGTTCTCTTGCACGAACAACGTATTATGACAAAACAGTTTTTGATAATCCTTATGCAAGTGATTATAGCCCAACTGGAGTACCAACTTTTCCTACAATACAAGGAGTTACAAATGTTAATGGAGCAACGACTTTATATGAACATGAAGTAGGTAACAATCAAGTAAACACAAGTGCTACTACTCCTATAATAGGAAGTATACAAAGTGGGGATTTTGAAGTAACTACACAAGATGGAATGGGTGAATTTTTTATAAAGGTAAGAAGATTTGTACCAGACTTTAGAGCTCTTACTGGTAATGCAAAAGTTACTATAAACTTAAAAGATTTTCCAAGTGATACAGAAGTAAGTAGTAGTTTAGGACCTTTTACTATATCATCTACAACACAAAAAGTAGATACTAGAGCAAGAGCAAGAGCGGCTAGTTTAAAAATAGAAAACACTACTACAAATGAAACATGGCGTTATGGAACTTTTAAAGCTGATACACAAATGGATGGGAGAAGATAATGAATCAAAAAACATTAAAAGGCGTAATTGCAGGTTTAGAAAAAGCCTCTAAATTACATAAAAAACAAGCAAGTATTTTAAAAAAGATGATGGTCAAAAAACCTAAAAAAACTAGGAAAAAAACAAGTGGCTAAAATTATTACAAATATACCAGATCCTAAAATGGAGTATAGTGTAGAGAACCAAAGATTAATAAACCTAGCTTTAAATCAAATAGTACAAAAATTAAATACTTCTTACCAAGATGATATAAGTAAAGATCAACAATCTTTTGATTGGTTTATGTCATGAGTATACAATATAAAAATGTAGGTATTGATTTAAACAGCACTGGTGCTATCTCTGTATTGACAGCTCCTACAAGTGGTAGATGTTTAATTAAACAAATACAATTACACAATAGTCATTCAGGTAATGTAAATGTAACTACTTCGGTAACAAACACCGTAGGTACATTTAAAATTGATTTAAGTACTGTGGGTACTAATGCAACTAAGGAAGTAATAACAAAAACACTTGTTTTAGAAGAAGGTAATATTTTAAAACTTACAGCAGATGTCGCAGACAAAGTAGAAGGAATAGTATCTTACGCTTTAATAGATCGTTCTTTACAAAATGGTTGATATAAGTATTATACTTATATGAAAACTATTAAATGCGAATCAAAAGAAACTTACAGAAACAAAAAAACTAATGTGGTTTATGCGTCTAAAAAAGATTCTGAACATGATGTAAACAATCCTAATACCGATACTAAACAAGAAGATATTGTAGTGGATGTAAATATAATGTTACCTCCCGAGGCTTTGAGTTTAATGAGTGGGACTAAAAAATAATGTTTCCTAAAGGGGGCACAGAGATACAACATCATTTTTTAGATCATTATGTTGATGAAGAGTTATTAAAAAACTTTCAAATATGCACTTCAATACCCGGTAAAATACCCCTTGATAATAATAAAGTAAATATTCTATGGCAAAAGAATAGTTATGATCAACCTAATATATACCCTTGGTTTGAAGATAAAAATAACCACAAACAGTTTGACTGGTACGTGTTTAATTCACATTGGAACTATGAAAAGTTTAGATATAAGTTTGATATACCAACTGATAGATGTCATGTAATTAAAAATGGAGTAACAAACTTTCCTGTTCTAACTCCTTACAAACATGGGGACATGGTACGTATGTTATTTCATGTAACTCCTTGGAGAGGTTTAAATGTATTGCTTGGTGCAATGCAACAACTACAAGATTGTAATGTACATCTTGATGTGTTTAGTAGTTGTAAAATATATGGTGAAGAGTTTGAACAAGCAAATGAAGCTAAGTACGAACCTTTGTATGAGCAAGCAAGAAAGTTAGAAAATGTAAACTACATTGGTTACAAAGAACATTCCTTTATACAAAAGTTTATGTATCGTTACCACATGTTTGCTTATCCTAGTATATGGGAAGAAACAAGTTGTAATGCTGCATTAGAAGCTATGGCTGCAGGATTATATTGTATCGTGACTAATTATGGTGCTTTATATGAAACCTGTTCCGAGTTCCCTGCTTATGTTACCTATGACAAAGATTACAAAAGATTGTCTACTGTTTTTGCTAATGCTATTCGTAGTTCAGTAGCCACGCTTCACGAACCAAAGGTATTTGAACATTTACAAATGCAACAAGACTTTGTAAAAAAGTTTTATAGTTGGGATAAGAAAAAAACAGAATGGACTAACTTCTTGACTGGGATATTAAATGAAAAATCAAGAACCCTTGTACACGCCTGATGCTAACTGGGTGAGTAAAAAAGATATTAAATTATTTGTAGCTACACCAGTACACAGTGAGGTGTCCATACATTACATGCAATCTGTTTTTAAACTACAAGCTGAGTGTAATGAAAGACAAATACCTATTATGTTACAACTAATGAAATCATCTTTAATAACACAAGGTCGTAATTTATGTGTAGCAGAATTTTTAAATACAGATTTTACACACATGTTATTTATTGATAGTGATATACAGTTTAATACAGAATCTATTTTTAAAATGTTGAGTAAAGACCAAGACCTTTTAAGTATACCATACCCTATGAAAAACATACAATGGGATAAGGTGCTTAATAAATGGAAAGATATACCTGATATGACTTTTACACAAATTAGTACGGCGGGTAATAAATACCCTGTTCGTTTAAAAGACCAAGAAGATGATATAAATTGTGTTGATGAAATGATTGAGTTATCTCATTCTATGACTGGGTGTATGTTAATTAAAAGAGAAGCTTTAGAAAAAATGGTTACAGCTTATCCAGAACTTACTATAAAACAAGAAACTGTTGTAGACGGTAAGACTGTAATAAAACCTAATTTATATAATTTTTTTGATACCTATTATGACACTACAACAAAAATATATTACGGAGAAGACTTTGCTTTTTCAAGATTGTGGACTAAAATAGGGGGTAGATGTATGGCTTTAATCACAGAATATATCACACATGTAGGAGAATATCAATATTCAGGACGCTTAATAGACGAAATGGTAGCTACGGGTCTTGATAACCAAGAAAAAAAAGGGTAAACTAAGACATATATTAATATAGGAGTATTAAATGGCCGCACCTTTTCTCGTACCACTCATAGCAGCAGGAACCTCTTTCCTGATGGCAAAAGCCACAGGAGCGTCAAACAAAACAGCATTAATGTCAGGTATTCTAGGAGGAATAGGAGCTTACGGAGTAGGTCAACTAGGATCGGGTTTAGCAGGAGCAGGAGCTGTAAAGACTTCTTCAGGGTTACTTGCAGCTGGACCACCAACGGCAGGACAAGCTGCTATGTCAACAGTTGGGACTGCTTTACAAAGTCCAACAGCACAAGTAGGAATAGGAACTACATTAGGAACTTATCCTGCAGCAGCAGAAGCTGATAAAAAAGCTAAAGAACAATTAGCTAAAATGAAGGAGCCTTTTGATGAATCAAAATACGAACAAGCTTACGCACAAGCTCAAGGGGATTTATCAGGTATAGGTCAAAGAGCTCAATATGATTCAGGTTCATCAGGTTTAAACCAAAGTGTGTATAATTTTGGTTCACCTATGTTTACAGCTAAAGAAGGTGGTATAGCCGAAATGGCAAAATACAGAGAAGGTGGTGTTAACTACTTACCAAGTAAAACAGAACATAATGAAAAAGATTACAGTAACTATGTACGAGCTGAAGGTTATGTGGAAGATGGTTCAGGCACTGGAGATAAAGATGAAGATACTATGCTTGCTCAATTAGCTGATGGTGAATTTGTATCAAGAGCTGATGCCGTATTAGGTGCGGGTATATTAGGTGGAGCAAATCCAAAAGACTTTAAAGAGATGAGAAGAATGGGCTCTAAGTTTTTTTACAACCAACAAGACCAGTTAAAAAGAATTTATGATATGGTAAGCTAATGATGCTTACTGATGAAATTTGGGATGTTCTTGAACCTGCTGCTAAAATTGGCGACAAAGCTACAAGAGAAGATATCGAAGCAGGTTTACAAAAAGGAGAGTACCATTTGTTTACAAAAAATAAAAGTGCAGCCGTAACCGCAGCTATAAAAAATAGTTTACGTGTTGGACTTGCTGGTGGTAATTTAGAAGATTTAAAAGATATAGAGCAAGATATTGTACAATATGCTAAAGAAAGATATTTTAACTGCATAGATATTTTAGGCAGAGAAGGTTGGGAAAAAGCCTTGACAGGTTACGAGAAAAAAGCAGTTTTATTAAGGAAGGTGATTAAATGAGTTTTCTTTTTGGCGGAGGCGGCGGCGGCGGTGGTGGCGGCGGCGGTGCTCAAACAGGTACACAAACTACCATATCTAGAGAAGCCCCTGGAGTTGAGTCTAGAAAACTAGCTCTTTATGATGAAGCTATTAATTTAGCTAAAGAGCCTATAAGTATTCCTCAGTATGAAGTAGCAGGTCTTGCTCCTTTACAACAACAAGCTTTAGAAGCAGCAGGTACGACTGGAGTAGGTTCTTCCGCTGTTCAATCAGGTATTGCTTCTTTTGGACAAGCTGCTCAAACAGCAGGAGCTCCTTTAAACATTGACGCTTTTATGAACCCTTATCAATCTTATGTTGTTGGTGAAATAAATAGACAAGCTGAAATGGCACAAAATAAATTAGCTAGTGAATCTGTTACAGCAGGAGCTTTTGGCGGGGGTCGTCAAGGTGTAGCACAAGCAGAATTAGAAAGAAGACGTTTAGGTCTGGTTGGAGAAGCACAGGCTCAAGGATTTACTCAAGCACAACAAGCTGCTCAAACACAAAGAGCATTTCAAACAGAAGCTCAAATGCAAGCTGGTTCAAATCTCATGGGTGCAGGACAACAACAACAAGCAATGGCTCAACAAGATATTTCTCAACTGAGTCAAGCAGGAGGTTTACAAAGAGGTTTAGCACAAGAAGGGCTTGCTGCAACACGAGCCACGGAACTCGAAAGAGCTTACGAACCTTTTCAAAGATTAGAATTTGCAAAAGGTATAATGACAGCATTGCCAACTACTGCCAGTCAGATAACACAAGCTGCAGCACCTAGAGCAAATCCATTTGCTCAGTCTGTTGGTGCGGGTATTACTGCTGGTAAAGGAGTTCAAATGTTTGGTCAAAAGTTAACAGGATAGGTTTATGTCTCTAGTTTCTTTATTTAAATATGCAGGTAAGCCTCTAGCAAGAGCTGGTGGAAAAATACTTGAGAAAGGAAGTTTACCTTTAGCTGGGTTAGATCTTTTTGAGTTACAAAGATCTACTAGAGGAGCTGTTGATGCAGTACAAGAAGGAGATAAAACTAAAGCCGTAGCAGAAGGGTTAAATGCTTACGGAACTACTTTATTTGCTCCAGCTACTATAGATTATGCTGCAAAAAGTAACCCTAAAATAATAAATGCTTTAGGAAAAGTAATCCCTAAGAAAATAAAAACACCAGCTAAAATAGGATACAACTTAATAAAAAAAGGTATAGATAAGTTACCTGGATCTGAAACTGTAAGAAAAAATCCAATTAGATCAGGTATTGGTATATTTGGTAGTTCTGCAGCTCTAGAACCAACTCGAGATTTATTGTTTGGTTCAGCAGAAGCAAAAGAAGTTGAAACACCTTTTAACATTGAAAATGAAAATATATTTACACCTATTAAAACAGAAACAAAACCTGATTCTGTAGCAGAAACACCTGTTGAAACAAAACCTGATTCTGTAGCAGAAACACCTGTAGAACCTAAAAATAATATAGATCAAACTATAGCTAATTTAGCTGAACAAGATATACCAGGTATTGAAGAAAATACAGTAGAACCTGTGGAAGAAGAAATTAAAATTAATCCTATGACCGAAATGCCTGAAGTTAACGCTAATAAAAATAAAGACGGAGAAAACGTGCTTCAAGGTTCTGATGATAATTTAGGTCCGTCTAATAACACACCTGTTCCTACTTTTATTGTAAAAGCTAGTAAAGCTTTAAAAAGCACTATTAATGAAACTATACCTAAACAAGACGGGTTAACTACATCTTTATTATTAAGTAATGTAAGTTTAAATGATGCTATTTTAAAAGAAAAATATAAAATATTTGAAGAAAGAAAAGAAGAGTTAAAAAGAAAAGAAGATGCTTTTCCTGAATTTGATGAGTTTTATGAAAGGTTTAATAAAATGGCAGGTAAAGATGTGCCTGATGCTTCTAAAGACTTTATTTTATTAAAGTTTGGACTTAATTTAATGCAAGGAACAACAGATCAACAAGGTATGGCAGGTTTGTTAGATATTGTTGGAAGAGCAGGTAATATAGCAGTAGAAGAATTACAACAAATTTACATGCTTGAAAAAGAAAAAAGAGAAGCTATGGCTCTTCAGTATTTAGATTTTGAAAATACTGTTAAAGAAAATTTAGATCAAGATAAATTATCTTTGTTAAATAGTTCTATAGATGCTATGCAACAATATCAAACTTCTTACAATTCAACCTTAGAAGCACTTTTAGAGAATAAAGCTGCTTATTATACTGCTCTTGGAGAATCCGAAAAATTAGAAAGAGAAGCAATAGAAAACAGATATAAAGTAAAAAATACAACAACTGCTACTATTCCTAAAAAAGGAGCTGTTATAGGTTTTGATAATATACCCGTATCGGAAAATGAGTTTGGTGAATTAATGATACATCATACAGGAAGGGATGGTATTAACAAACCTTACCTTTACCCAGATTTAGTAAAAGAAGTAAGTGAGCAAATGAAAATGGTTGATCAAAGTGCTTTTTCTAATGATATTAAAAATCAAAAGAAACAAGATTTAATGAGTTTACTTACTTTAGATATGTCTCAAGTACGTGATAATAAATTACCTGAAGCATTTAACCCAAAAACATATAGAAAAAACAAAAGTAGATTACAGACCACAGTAGAATCAATAAACGGGATAAGAAAAATTCGTGAATTAGGGGCTTCTGCTATTGACCCTAATGGTAAAATAAAAATGAATCCTTTTGGTATTGTTGGTGGTTTTAATGAATTTGTAACTAGATTTGCATCTATTGGTCAAGATATCTTTGATAAAGAAGAAGCTACAGCAGCAGCTTATTTAAAGATGCCTGTCATTCCTGATAATAGAGCTTTATATGAATCTTTAAGTAATATAAATACTTTTGTTCTAGAAAATGGTGAAGAAATTACAGGTGCTGCAGCTGGTTTAGAAATAGCTAAAAGATACTCTACAGAAATAAATGATGTAAGTAAAGAAATTGCGGATGCTTCTGATAAAGAAGTAAATAATTTTTTAAAAGATAATGAGTTTGTAAAAAACTCAACTCTTGAATTAGATCAAAAAAGAGCTTTATTTAAAGCTATTAAAATAGCTCAAGTACAATTAAAATATTCTTTAGCTAACTCTTTTAAAGGTGAGGATAGATTAACAGAAAAAAACTTAAATGAATTTGGTGAGTTGACTAGATTTATTGGAGGTTTTCAATCAGTAGCTGATGTTACTACTGCTTTAAGAGAACTAGAACAATTAGCTTATGGAAGATTAAAATTTGAATTTAGGACTTTAATAAATGCAGGAGCTTCAGAATCTTATATTAGAAGACAGATAGGGGATCAACAATTTAATGTTTTGAGTCAGGCTTTAACAGGAAGCAAAAACAAATCTATTAAAGAACTTGATGCTAATACAATTTTTAACTTGATACCAAAAATGAGAAAAGGAATTACAGGTAAATAATGAATGAAGAATTACAAGAAATAGGACAAGCTATATCGGATGGTCGTTTTGATCCAAGTCAATTAAATGCTGAAGAACAACAAGGGTTAGATGCTTTGTTGCGTCAAGGTCTCGTACCGGGATATAAAAGTTTATCGGATGTCGTAAAAGTAAGACAAGGTGCTAAAATCTCTAAAGCACGAGAATATGCCAGAGCTGCAAAACCACTTGAAGCAGAAACTGGTGTTAGTGCGGGAATGTTTGAAGGAGCAGCCGCAACAGTTGCAGCTTTAACAAATTATTGGTTACGAGGAGATGATTTAACTAAAGCTAGTATAACAGAAGCTTATCAATCAAAATCAAAAGCAGGCTTATCAAGGTTTTTTAAATCAGCTGGTGATTTGTTTGAAGGAGTAAAAAAAGTACCTAAAAGTAAAAAAGAATTACTTGGAGCTGTTTTTAAAGGATTAGCAGATGTTGTTCCTAATACAAAGCAATACATGAAATTATCTAAACAACTATATAATATGTCCGATCCAACTGTAGTAAGAAGTAAAGTAGAGTTAGATACGATTGCTAAAACAGCTATCGCTTCAGGAGCTGCAGCAGGAGCATATAGTATAGGAAACAGTGCTATGGATTTTGCTACAAACAATGAGTTAGATGTAGCTAAAGTAACAAATAATGAATTACTTAAACTCAGTGCTCCTGAACAAATGTTATATGGAGCTTTTGAAGCTACTAAAAATAGTTTATTATTTGATGGTGGTGCTTTAGGTTTATTTAGTATTGTAGGAAATGGTCTTTCTTTTGGGGCTAAGTTTTTATCAGGTACAAGAGGAGTATCACCTAAAGAAGTTGTATTGCGTTCAAGGGAATTAGGTGCTCCTGTTGGTTTAACTATTGCGTCTGATCCTAATAGTACAATGGGTCCTATTGTAAAAGGTTTTGGTGAGTTTATTGGTGCTCTTCCTTTACAGTCTTCTGCTTTAACAAAACAAAAACAAGCTTTTGCAACAGCTGTAACAAGATCTTATTTAAAACCTTTTATGGAGCAAAGTGCTTTTGGTTCTTTAGCTCCAGTACAGCATATAGAAACATTTGGTTATCAAGCTTTACCTATAATGAAAGATGTTTACAAAGCTAGTGAAAATCAAATCGATGATTTATGGGAAGGTCTTGAAGGCTATTATAGAAGTTTTGACCCAGATGGGAACATGGATATTATTGGTATGCCACAAACCGATAAGATGGTAAATGCTGTAAGAGCTAGATTTGAACAAGATATGCCTAAAGCCATGCGAGAGTCAATAGACCCAAACATACAAAATATAACTAATCAATTCTCTCCTTTTAACTCTTTGGTAAAAGTTTTAGATGATATGGGGCAACAAAATACACAGTATACTATGGGTCAATACATTCAATTACGTAAATCAGTAAACGCAGCTTTACGAGATGCAAAGCCTAATGATAAATATATACCTATAGCAGAAAACTTAAGATATTCTATGGAAGTAGATTTAAATAATATTAATGGTAAAGGTAAAGGTGGTAGTATCATTGATATGTTTCAAAAATCAAGAGTTGTACAAGATAATTTAAAAGCAATAGCAGATGGAGAAACTGTAAAACTAGGGGCTTTTAAAACATATAAAGCAGACGTAACAAACCCACAAACTGTTGAAGTCATGCAACAAACTTATTTAGATGATTTAAAAAAAGCTGTTGGGGGTATGGAAGAAAAATTAACTAAAAGTAATTATATGACTACTAGAATTTTATCTCCTTATGATAGGTTAACAATTAAAAATCAATTAAAGAAATATGATAACTTAATATTTAGTCAAAAGATGTTAGCAAATGTAGTAGGTGGAGCAAATGCTGCACCAGAAACAATGTTTAATACTTTATTTAGAAACACTTTTGTAAAAGGTAATTCTGGTTCTGTAAACGAGTTAAAAAGAATGTTGGGTGTAAATAGAGCTACAGAAAAAGGAGCTATTAATCCTGGTAGAGAAGTTTATAAGAGAGCTAAATCAAGGTTTATATTAGATGCGTACTTAAGAGCCTTTGATAACCCTCCTTCTGTAGATTATAAAAATGTGCAAGATTTTATGGAAGAAGCTATAGAAAAAGGTTATGTTCCTGATGAGTATGCTGATACTTTATTAATGAATATGAAGAATGGAGAATCTATTGATCCTTATACTCTATCTACAAAATCAGCAGAAGGTTTGGGTGAAATAGATATAAAGAATATTAACATTTCTGCTGAAGAGTTAGGTAATTTTAATTATGATAAGTTACTTAAAAACCTTGGTTTAGATAAAGGAGACGAAGGTTATAATAGATTAGTTAATGTTATGTCAGATGGAACTAGTAAAGCTGATTTAGAAAAAGGTAAACAAGCTTTAGATAACATATTAGATCTTATGTATATAGCTAAAGAAGGGGACTCTTTCAAAGTAGGAAGTCCTGCAAAACTATTATCACGTTCCGTGGCTCTTGGTGGAGCAGGAAGAGTAACTAGTTTAGCTTACGGAACTGTTGGAAAAAGAGGAGTTCAAACTGCGTCAACTGGAGCGATAGCTATGATAGCAGGTTTACCTGCTGCAATCGTTACTCCTTTGCTTTTTAGAACTTTAGGTACTTTACTTACTAATCCTGATTTTGCTAAAAGATTATTAGATGCTTATACTACGGAAGAAAGATTAGCCAGAGCAGGTAAATTTAAATTACTACCAGAAAAAATTAGAGCTAAAAGAAAACTTATTGCTCAAATACTTAACGCTACTTTAGAAGAAGATAAAGATAAACCAAGAATAGATCCTGATAAAGTTACAGACGAAGAAATTATGGAAGTTATTCAAAACATGGGTACTCCTGTGCCTGACACAAGAGTAAAAGTAGATATGTTACCTGAAGACCAACAACAAAAATTATTTCCTGAATATGTAATTTACAAAAATGCAAAAGGTAGAGATAAACAATTTTATGACCAGTATTTAGCAGGTATAGAAACCTCTACAGCTGAAATAAAACAAGATGATAAAGATGGTCAGATATCTTCTTTTGATTTGTTAAATTTAGTAAAACCTACTGAAGAAGAAGAGCAACCTGAACAACCTATGCAAGCTCAACAACCAGCTATACAATCAACACAACAACCTACTGGGTTAGAGAATATTTTCTCTAGTGCTGATTATGGTAATTTATTTCCAGACGACCCAATGGGTGAGATGATTGCTCAAAGAAGAGAGAAAGGCGTTAATCGTGGATAACATGATGTTGTGGAATATTTTACTAACCGTTCTTTTATCCGCAGTCGGTTGGGCATTCAATAGAATGTTTCATGAAGTAAAGAGATTACAAATACTACTCAATAAAACCAGGGAAGAGTACCTGCCTCGTGATGATGCACAGTCACAGACAAATCAAATACTCGAACATCTTCGTAGATTAGAGGATAAACTTGATCGTTTTATTGAGAGATCAAATGGTTGAGCCAGTAAGTGCGGTTCTCACGGGAATTGCTTTAGTTACCAAAAGTGTAGAGTTTGTTAAAAAAAATATCAGTACTTGTCAGGATATTGGTGAATTAATTAGTCATGTAGAAAACGCCTTTGAAGGACAGAAAAAAGTCATAAAAGAAAGAGAGAAGTCGGGGGCCGATCCGTTTTCGACACAAGAAGTGGCCAAGGAAGTAATAAATGCTCGTCTTGCCCAAGAAGCCCTCTACGAAATGAAACAGCTAATTAACCTTAGATTTGGTCACGGGACATGGGAATACATTTTAGAAGAGCGTAAAAAACGTATAGATAAAAGAAAAAAAGCGATCAAAGAAGCACGGGCCAAGGCTCATAAGAAACAACAAGAAATTATGGAGTATGTTAAGTGGGGTTTTATTGCTATAGCAACAATAGCTTTTATAGGTGTATCTGTGGGAGTTACATTAAAGTTTTTTGTTACCTTAAGTTCCCCTGTTTATGCTCATGAGGTAGAACATGATGACGGAAGTTGTCTTATTTATCTTCCAAAGTATTATCTTATGTGTATAAATGAATCAAGAGAATTAGCTGACACTCAGGTATAT